GCTTGCCCGCGCTGGCCTGCTGAGATGCTCCAGTAAGATCGCCAACCGTATCCCCGAGCGCCTTTCCTATAAAACCCATCTTGTTTCGCTCCACTCAGCCCGAGTCATCCCGAGCACGTAAACGTCCTTCAAAACACCACCCTGGCGGCACGCATTCCGCCTGGTGCCTTCATAAGTGAACCCAATCTTTCGACAGAAATTAAACGCCGACTCCAGCCCTTCGATAATGTAAGCGGTCACTCTCTCGATAGGGTGACTGAACGCCCAGTCGGTCAGAAGCCGCGTCAGTTCGCGCGAGCGGTAGACCGCCTTGCGGTGCAGCAGGGCGTGTAGCTCGTATTCGATGTCGCTAAATTCAATCGACATGAACGCGCCGACGAATTGCCCGTCGATGCGCGCGGAAAGGTAAGTGACGGCAGGGTGGTGGATCGGCGCAGCCGGGCGGTCGTCATGACCGACGCGCAGGATGTACGGGTCTGAATACACCGCCGTCAGATCCCGAGGGGTAATGCCTTCTGTCACGGAAAGTCCGGTCATGTCCCACCTGCTAGGACGGACCGCCGGAAGTCCAGCTTGCTCGGCTGACAAAATCATATCATGAAATCTCGCGGCCCGAGACTCTGATCACGACCGCGCTCGCGACCGTGCAGATACCGGATAGCTTCTCACTCGGTCGCAGCACCTGCCCGACGATCTCGGGACATGAATACGACTCGCCGGGCGATAGGTAGTGATTTGACACCATCGCATTCGACGCCGATGCGCTGCCGGAAACCGGCACGATCTGAAGCGTCACATTGGCGCCTGCGCCGCCCGAGTTGGTTATGGTGACAGCATCAATAATTGCCTTCACACCGACCGCGATGTACTGATCAGTCTGGACGTTTTCGAGGTACTTCGACCCGACCAGAACGGTTGTGGTTGTAGCCATTACTGCTGCACCTGAAGGATTGAAGCATGCGCGCTCGGAGCCGCTGGGAAGTTGGCGGTGGCTGCCACCGTTGAGAGGCTGACGTTAAGCCCGCCCAGCACGCCGAAGCCGATTTCCAAATAATCATTAGCGGCCAGCGAGAAAAACTCGTTAAGCGTGATCTGCGTATAACCGCCGTTGATGTCGATCGACTGGTAGTAGGAGCTGTTGGCTACGTCGGTGCCGTTTTTCTTGAAGAACGCCACAACGTCACGCTGGGCGGCCACGGTGCAGGAGAACTGCAGTTCCACACTGACGTTGTACAGCCCCGAAGCAGGCACCACCAGCCTGCTAGTCGGCGAGCCGATCACCACGCCGTTGCTGATTTCTGTGTTGTCCCAGGTGACGAGATATTCATCACCAGCGACCGCAGGCGTCTGCGTCGTCGTCTTGGTGAACTCGCCGTAAAACTGCTGCATCTCAATGATTGGCCGCACCATCACCTGGCCGGATGTGACCGAGGCGAACAGCACCGCAGCGACTGAGATCACGTTATCCGGCGCGGTTGGCTTGGAATTGGTCAGCTTGCCGGAGTAAGTCGGCGACGCCCAGAGCAGATTGCCGTTTGTCCACGTCTCGCCAACCGCTGAGCCTGAAGTATCAATTCCAATGACCCGGCCGTACAGCGTGACATAGCCAGCCGCATTCGGCAGCAGATCCTCTGTCGCCAGGCCGATGAAGTACAAAGTATCGGCAGAACCGTCTGCCAGGTAGGGCGCGACCTTGATGCGGGTGGAACCGTTGACGCCCGAGAACCCGACAGCGGTGCCCTTCGGTATCAGGGTGGGCGTTCCGTTGACAACGATCATGCGAATGACCGTGCCTTCGCGCTCCTGAATCATCTGCACCTGAGCCAGCGCGGAGTTAGCGCTCGCCTGCGCGCTATCGGCCGCGTTGGTGATTTCTTCAATGGTCGAAGGCGCGGCGGCGTCGGCAGTCTCGAACAGACCCTCGAATGCCTTGATCTGTTCCTGATTCTTCAAAAACGTCGCGAGCTGGTCGCGCGTCAGCTTGAGGGTTTTGGTTGCCATCAGTAGTTGAGCGGCTCGAGCGCAGCCTCGAGGCGTGCGATTGAGATATGCGCGTCGCTATCACCGCGAAAGCGCTGGATGCGCCAGTTGCGCATGTGTCCCTGCTGGAACCAGACGAGGCGCTTTGAGGTATTACCAAAGCCGCCCGCGCTGATGGTCTTGTCTTGGCTCCAATTGATGCCGTCAACCGAGTAGCTGGTCGAGATGGGCGGATTCTTATTCACCGCCACCCGTCCGGTCAGAGCCACCAGCTCCAGCGCGTTGAAGATAACGCCTCGGCCCTCGTTGTAGACGATCTGCGTCCCGAACTCCCAACGAACCTTCGCGCCCCAGTGCGAGCCAATCGAATCGCTTGCGTAGCCGATCGTTGACGACTGCGGATCGCCGCACGTCCACTTATCGTAAGCCCAGACCCAGTTGCGCGCGCGGTACTGGCTATAGCCAACGATCCCGGTCGTCAGACAGAACCAAACCGGAGTCCCAACAACCTGGCTCGCAGCCGCGTCGTATACGACCGTCCGGTCTGGAAGGTGGATATATAGGTGCTGATGCGAGCGATCGTTGCGCGACTCGAGTTTTACGCCTTCGAGCTGCGTCTCTGTGTATCCGAGCAGGATCTCGTCTATTTCCTGCGTGGATATTTTGGTGGCGGTGCTGTTAGCGCCGAGATAGATGCCTGGCGCTTCATTCTTGCCGCTGCCGAGGAAAGCGACCGTTTCGAGGTACACGCAGCATCCGAACGTGCCGATGGCGCCTTTCTGGATCTGCGCGCCATCGATGCGTTGGAAAGGAAAAAACTCACCGCCGATGTTGTCGAATACTTCGATCGTGTGCCGGTTAAGCGCGTAGACCTCGTTGCGCAGCTTCAACAGAGCCACGACCGGGTCTGGGTCGATCTCGGAAGATCCGTACTTTAACGGATTAACCGCAGTCGGGTCGGTCAGTTCCGTCACAACCAAACTGGTGCCGTCAGTCGTCATGAAGTAACCGTCGACCCAGCACATGTCGAGCACAGGGCCGAGGTCTGGGTCTGTGACCTGCGTCAGTGTCGTTCCATCCCAGTAGAAAAGGTTGTTTGACGAAACAACCCCCAGCCGGTCGAATGAGTAGTCAAAAGTAACGTACCCGCTACCACCAACGTCGCCCAAGACAGTGACAGCACCGGCGCTTGATATGCTCACCAGCTTGGTGCCCATCACGCGGTAGAGTGTTCCGTTCCACTCAATGCCACCGCGATCAGTGCCGGGTCCGGTGCCATTCGACACCAGACCATCCGCAGGCCGCAGGAAGCCCGACGAGATACCAGACTCTCGCGGGACAGGAACCAGGTTAACCGGGTAGCTAGAGCGCAGGTCGGGCGTGTTGTCGGTGTAGATGCCTTGAATTACGGGGATTTGCGGCATGGTTATTTATACACCACTTTGTTTTATTTCCACTTAACGCGATCCGCCCACCACGCCGCCGACATCTTACCCTTCGCGATATTGCTCGCATGCCGCGCCTTGAACGACTCGCGCCTGGCCTTCGCCGCTTTGCTCTCGCCTTCTTTCTTGGGAGAGCCTGAGACGCCCTGCTGGCCGAAGCGAATAGTCTTCACCTCGTCGCCGACCTTGGCCACGACCACATGGCTCTTTGTCGGGTGGGATGGTGTCTTTTTCGGCTTGTTGTAGCCAGCGACACCAGCCCGCTCGAGGCGCGGGTCTTTCTTCACAGCCCGCCTTCGCCGGTCGCTACGTGCAGCGTCGTGCCGCTGGCAGAGATATGCGCCAGGGTAACATCGCCGTCGCGCTTGCGAACGATAATCTCGGAACCCGCGCGCACCGGCAGGTCGGCCGTCGTGGCCGTCTGCGAGCCTTCACCGATCCGCACGTGGCAGATGTTGGCGCCCGAGTTCACCAGCCGAACGGCCTTGTCGTTAGCGGCTAGCGTGATGCTCGCACTGGTAGCCCCAGGCGTCGTGACTTGGTTAGAGCCAACCCGCTGGCTGAATTGATTATTTACGCTCATATCAGACCTCTATCGAAAAAAGTTGATGGTCCAAGTGACCCCGGCCCCGAAGATGCTTGCCAGCATCATACCCGCCATGAACGAACCTTTGGATTTATTCGCCAGCGCCAGAAGCTGCTTGATGTCGCTCTGCAGCTCAGAAACCTGCGCCTCAAGCGTGTTTACCTGGTTGATCAGCTGGCCGAATTTTATAAGGTCGATTTCGGACATGGGTTAATCCTTACGCAGAAATAGCACCAAATGTTTTCCAAGTGCCGGGTGTTCCTGCAGTTGTACAGACCCAGCCAACATTGCCTCCGGCCACTGGAGCAGTGTTGATCAGCTGATCACCAACAGCATAAGTGCCGGTGGTTGGAGCGGCTGTTCCGTAAATAACAAGCTTTCCGCCCTCGAATCGCGTGTAATCAATTCCGTTTAACCGTTCAACGCGCTTCCTGACGTTTGCTGCAAATTCATTTGTGCTGATTGCAGGAGTATATCCAGTTGATTTCCACTGCTCGTTTCTAACAAACCCGGTGCCGTCTATCGAAACTGTGTAGTAGTTGTCCGAGCTGGTGTCAGTGACGCTTGTGTTTTTGTTTTCAAGCAACCCAATGTTTACTTGTGCGCTGCTGTCAACACGAACCATAGAGGCGCTTGCGGATCCGCTGATATTGATGTTGTTATCTGTCGTTGTGAGCGTACCAACAACATAATTTCCGCCGCTAAAATTGTAGGTGTTAAGCAATCCAGACGACGCAGATTGGTCGCATGACTCAAGAGCCATCGCGTCAATAACGGCGCTACAAGAAACAAACTTTGCAAGAGTTGCTCCCTGAAGATGATCCCCGGCCAAGTTGTTTATGTATACGTTTTGCGTGTTTCTGATATCACACAACGAAGAGCCTGCAAT